CTTTTAGAAAAAGGATTTGTTCCAATTGATCATACTTACACACCTTATTTAGCTGTTGCAGGAGATCAAATTTTTTGTAATACTTCTTCAGCTATTTTAACGGTGACATTACCAGCTTCACCTTCAACTGGAGATGAAGTTACAATCATTGATTCAAGAGGAAACTTTAATTCTAACAATGTTACTGTTGGTAGAAATGGGTCTAATATTATGAGTGCTGCATCTGATGATGCTTTAAATGTAAATGGACAATCAGCAACACTTATATATCTTGATTCAACTAGGGGCTGGGCTTATAAAAACAATACGACAGTATTCCCAACATAGGAGCTTAAAAAATGGCTCTTACCTCCATTAAATTTTTACCAGGGATTGACAAACAGGATACAGCTGTTGGTGCAAATGGTCGATGGGTAGATTCTGATAACGCTAGATTTAGATATGGTCTTCCTGAAAAAGTAGGAGGATGGGCTTCTTTATTATCAGACACAACAATTCATGGAGTTGCTAGAAAAGTTCATGCCTTTGTTGATACCGATGGAAATAGATACGTAGCTATTGGTACAGATAAATTTTTACTTATATATTTTGAAGGACAATTATATGATGTTACGCCGTGGAGATCTAACAACGCGGGAGTACAAACAACTTTTACATCTTCTACTTTAGCAACAAATAGTACTACAGCTAAAACTTGCACCATTACCACAACATCAGCGCATGGTTTAGAAGTAGGAGATATTATTGTTTTAGATTCTGTAACTTTACCAGGAGGAACAGGTTTAAGTGCTAGTGATTTTGAAGATAAAAAATTTCAAGTTTTATCTGTTCCATCTAATGTTACATTTACAATTAACTCTGCAAATCAAGCAAGTTCAGTTATTTCTACCGGTGGAAGTATGACGGTCCAACCTTATCAAAGAGTGGGACCCGCAGCTCAAACATATGGTTATGGTTTTGGTGTTGGAACTTTTGGAGGAAATATTACTGGAAGTCTTTCAAATGATTTAGATGGTGCATTACTAGCTGATACAGCTGGAACAGGTGGTTCTGGAACTTCAGTAACTTTAACATCTACAACTGGTTTTTCTAATCCAGGAGTTGCCTCTGTTGGAACTTTAGGTACAGGAGAATTAATTTCTTATACTGGTATTTCATCTAATGATTTAACAACTATTACAAGAGGTGCTTTTGGAACTGCAACTCCAGGAACTTCAAACGGACAAGCTCATAGCGATGCAACTATTGTTTATGATGCAACAGATTGGAACGGATGGGGAGAAGCGGTCAATGCTTCTAGTGTTTCACTTGAACCAGGCTTATGGTCTCTAAGTAATTGGGGACAAGTTTTAGTTGCAACAATTTCTAATGGAAAAACTTTTACATGGGATTCTGGTATTAGTGGAGATGCAAGATTTACTGCGCGAGCTTCAACAACTACAAATAATTATGCAACAAATATTAATGGAGCTTTAGGAAACCCAACAGCTTCAAGGATGACTTTAATATCTCCAACCACACGTCACTTAATTCATCTTGGAACAGAAACAACTATTGGCACAGCTTCTACACAAGACGATATGTTTATTAGGTTCTCGGACCAAGGATCAATTAATACTTATGCACCAGCAGCTGATAACAGTGCAGGAACATATAGACTGCAAGATGGAACTAAAATTATGGGATCAATTGTTGCTAAAGAAAATATTCTAGTGTGGACTGATAATGCATTGTATTCAATGAAATTTGTAGGTTCACCTTTTACATTTGGATTTGAACAGGTAGGTACTAACTGTGGACTAATTGGTCAGAATGCTTGTTGTGAGATTGATGGTGTTGCTTATTGGTTAAGTAATAATGGTTTCTTTGCATTTGATGGTACGGTTAATTCATTGCCTTGTGCTGTTGAAGATTATGTTTATGATAATTTTGACACCACTAAAGGTCAACAAGTAGCTGCAGGAATTAACAACTTATTTACAGAAGTAATCTGGTATTATCCATCTTCAGGTTCAACTTATAATGACAAGTATGTAGTATTTAATTATGGAGAATCTAAACAAGTACCAATGGGTAATTGGTATACAGGAATAAATGCAAATTCAATTAGAACAGCTTGGATTGATGCTATTGTTTATCCAAAACCTTACTCTACTTATTATAATAATGCTGCAGTAGGAAGTTTTCCAACTATAGTTGGAGCTGAAGGATTAGGACAAACTACTTTTTATGAACAAGAAACAGGGACAGATCAAATTAATCCTGATGGAAGCACAACTGCTTTAACATCTTATATTGAATCTTATGATATTGCTTTACAACAAGATCAACCAGAATTGTTTTTAGCTATGAGAAGATTTGTTCCAGACTTTAAAACGTTGACAGGAAATGCAAAAGTAACTATTGGATTAAAAGACTATCCTTCTTCAACAGCTGGTAATAGTACTTACAGTCCATTTACAATTACATCTACAACAACTAAAGAGGACACTAGAGCTAGAGGAAGATATGCTAGTTTAAAAATAGAAAATGATGGCGCAGGAGAAGCGTGGAGATTTGGAACTTTCCAAATAGACTTACAACCAGACGGGAGAAGATAATGACAAAAATAGTAGTAAGATTACCAGAACCTAAAAGAGAATATACAGAAGATAACCAAAGACAAATTAATAGAGCAATTAGTTCTATGATTGAACAGTTAAACTCTACATATTTACAACCAGAAAAGGATGATCAAGAAAGATTTAATTTCTTCATGGCATAATGGCAAACGTATATAAAAACATTCAGGCTAAAGTAACATCTGCAGGATCGTATGATGATATGTATGAGTCTCCATCAGCTACGACTTCTATAGTAAAAAGTGTTAAATTATTTAATAGTCATAGTGGTGCTTTAGATGTAGAGATTAAAGTACGTGATGAATCAGATAGCACTGATTATGAATTTGATAAAGTCAGTATAAATGCTAGTGGAAGTATTGATTTATTAACCTTTAATAATGTTGTTATTTTAGAGGCTGGCGATAAAATTAAGATGCAATGTGCCACAGGAAATGTTATAAAAATGACTGCCTCTGTATTACAAATTTCAAGACCTACCGAGGTTACAACAACATAGGAAAATATGCCATTTATAGAACAAGAAGCTAAAGACGAAATACAAAAAATAGACGGTAAAGATGTAAGAGTTATTACACCTGAAGTAGAAGTAACACTTACTAATACTGAAACAGGACAAGAGTATTTATCAGATAAAGAAGCTGATGATGATGTAGACCACCCAGAAACTGCTACTAAAAGAGAACATATTAAAAGAGATGTTCATGTTAAAGTTAAGCAGGTTATCTTAGGTGCTCAAACCAAAGGATTGTAAAACAAAGTAAAATAGGATATTTTAAAAAACTATGGCAATTACAGATATTATAGAAGAATCTTCCATGATAGAAACTGGTGCCCCAAGCATCAAGTACGAAGGAGAAAGACCTCTTAAAAAACAAGAAATGTTAATGGCTGGTCCTGATTGGTACATAAAAAGAATGGAACTATTGATGGATGAATACGGCTATGACTATGATGAAGCTGGTGAAATAGCTTATGATAGTGATAAGTATTATGAAGTCATAGGCATTGATCCAGGTGGCATGGGTGATGAATCACGGAACATGGATGAAGATGTCATAGAAGAAGTAGGAATTATGAGAACGGCTGCAGCTAATGGTGGACCAGCTCACCGTATTCAATTAGTAAAAAGAAATAAAGATGGTTCCAGACCGGGATATTATGGAGCTGATGCAGGTTTTGGTGATGATGATTACAAAGATGCAGCTTCAGATTTTCAAGATAAAGCTCAAGCTAGGGTTGATGCTGGAGGTTTTGGTGGTGGTTCAGAAGAGCAGTTTAGAAGAGCAAGAGAGGCGGTAGAACAAAGAAATAAACAAGCAGCTGAAAATGAAAAGAGAAGAAAAGAACAAGAGAAAAAAGCTAAAGAACAAAAACAAATAACAACAACTCTAGAAAACCAAGCAAAGAAAAAAGCTAAAACTAAAAAAATAAAAGATTTTATTACAGCTGAAGATGCTTTTTATAATGATGAAGAAAATGAACAAGATTTAATGGACATTGATTATGGTGAAACGGGTAAAAATTTAACTAATTTAAAAACATTTGATACAAACAAAGATGGTAAAATTGGTCCATTAGAAAAGTTAAGTCAATTAAGAACTAACATGGCTAAAGATATTTTAACTAAATCTGCTGCACAAAAATTAGGTATGATGCCAGAGATGAATATACCAAGTATTTTTGCATCTGATTTAATGAGAAAAACACCACCAGGTGTTACTACAAAAGGTCTTGATGAAATTTTAGGTGTTCAAGGTAGAGATCCAAAAACAGGTATTGGAACAATGGAAGATCCTTTTGAAGTAGATTATTCTATGAGTCAATACGGATTAACAGGAAAAGATTTAACAAGAGCAAGAAATCAAATAGATGTTGCAATGCAAGATAGAATAACTCAAGATGATTTTGATAAAGTATATGGAAACAAGCCGCCTTTAGATACTGGCGGACCAGATAATCAAGATCCATGTAAAGGACCTAACCCTCCAGCGTATTGTTTTACAGGAGGAAAACCTGTTGAAGAAGAAGTTGAAGAAGATGATTGGATGTTAGGTTTAGCATTTAGAAAAGATGGGGGAAGAGTACCGGCTGCTTACGGTGGAATTATGGATAAGTACACAGGTAGACGTGCTTATGGTTTAGGAAGTATATTTAAAAAAGCTAAGAAGATATTTAAAAGTCCATTAGGTAAAGCTGCATTATTAGGTTTAGGTGGTTATAAAATGGGTTTATTCGGTAGTGGTGGTTTAGGAGGAATGTTATCTGGAATTAAAAGTAAAGGTCTTGGTAAATATTTAAGTGGACTTTCAACAGGAAAAGTAGCAGGTGCAATTGGTGGTATATCATTAGCAACTGCATTACTTTCACCACCAGTTGATGAAGATAATGATGGCTATGATGACAAAACAGGTTTTGATGTTGATGAATGGAGAAAAAAAGGAGCACAAGGATCTCAAGATGTGCCTTTAGCTTTTAGAGCTGAAGGAGGAGATGCTGAATC